GAAACGGCGGCTGAAATTCGCGCCTTTGCGGGGATGGGAGCCGATGCCGTGGGCATGAGCACCGTGCCGGAAACCATGGTCTGCAACTACATGGGCATGAAGGTGCTGGCCGTCAGCTGCATCACCAACATGGCCACCGGCATCCAGACGGTCAAGCATAGCCACGCCCGCGTGCTGGAGATCGCAAATCAGGCAGGCGATACCCTGTGCCGATGGCTGGGTGCGGTGATTCAGAGAATGGAGTAAAAAAGATATACCATGAAAATCCTTTCGTTTGGTTCCCTCAACTACGATTATGCGCAGATCATAGATGGCGTTTTGCCGGCGTATGATGTGCCGGAAAGCGCACTTTCCGACTATCTGCGGCCAGACTGGAGCGATGCGTGCATCAATGTCCGCACCGAGGAAGCCTACGAAACGGCCCATGAGGTGCTGCGGGCGGAAGGACTGTTTCTGGGCACATCGGCAGCAGCGGCTTTGCGCGCAGCGGTGCAGGTGGGCCGCAGACCGGAGAATCAGGGAAAGAACATCGTGGTCATCGTCCCGGACAACGGCATGAAATATCTGTCTACGCCGATGTACCGGCAGAAATGATAAAAACACGATGATGCGACTGAATTTTGAAAAGATTGCATGGGATTTTATGAAAGTATTATTCTTTTGTGAATTTTAGCACTCTACGCTTGACAGTGCTAAATAATTGTGCTATAACAGTGGCGTGCTCAGGAGGAAGGGCAAAAGGAGAGCCGCAGGGTTCCCCGGAAAGCCTTTCTGAGTGGACGCTTCAAAGTTTTTGCCCCGACCCGAACGCCGGGATTGGAGGTATGTTTTATGTTTATGCCGACTGTTTTTCATGAGAACCTGTTCGATGATCTCTTTGATCCGTTCTGGAACGAGGGTGCACTGGAGCGTGCGATGAACCGCGAAGCCCGCGACACCTTTGGTAAGCGCGGTGCAAACATGATGAAGACCGATGTCAAGCAGACGGACAACGGCTACGAAGTGGACGTTGATTTGCCGGGCTGCAAGAAAGAGGACGTTCAGATGGATCTGAACGATGGCTACCTGACCATTCAGGCAGTGCGCAGCCACAGCAACGATGAAAAGGATAAGAAGGGCCGCTATCTGCGGCGCGAATCCTTCTCCGGCACCTGCGCACGCAGTTTCTACGTGGGCGATGTGAAGAAGGAAGACATCCACGCAAAGTTCGAGGATGGCGTCCTGCACGTCGAGCTGCCTGCTCCTCAACAGACGAAGGCTTTGCCTGAGAACCCGAATCTGATTGAGATCGAGTAAATGCCGACCGTGTGCGCCAAGGCACAACGTACATAAGATGCCCCCGGAGAGCCGCAACAAGCTCTCCGGGGGCATTTTTGTTTCGCTATCTTTTCCGCAAGGGAAAACCATGGTATACTGAGAACAGCAACTCAGAATTTATGGAGGTACCTCACTATATCCTGTGAGCCGGGACAGCGGCTGACTTTTGCGGTATACTCCGTTCGGAAAGATCAAAGCGCATGGAGGTAAAAAGCATGCTGACCTATACCTATGTTTCAGAGGGAACGTTTGCCCTGATGGAAAAACCAAAGCCGGTGCTGCAGCACGAGCGGGACGCCATTGTAAAGGTGACCCTTGCCAGTATCTGCTCCAGCGATCTGCACATCAAGCACGGCAGCGTGCCCCGGGCGGTGCCCGGCATCACGGTAGGGCACGAGATGGTGGGCATCGTAGAAGAAGTGGGCAGTGCGGTGACCAATGTGAAGCCCGGCGACCGGGTGACGGTGAACGTGGAGACCTTCTGCGGAGAGTGCTTTTTCTGCAAAAAAGGCTTTGTGAACAACTGCACCGATCAAAACGGCGGCTGGGCGCTGGGCTGCCGCATCGACGGCGGACAGGCCGAGTATGTCCGGGTGCCCTTTGCGGATCAGGGACTGAACAAGATTCCGGACGGCGTTACCGATCGGCAGGCGCTGCTGGTGGGCGATGTGCTGGCCACCGGCTTTTGGGCGGCACGCATCTCGGAAATCACCCCCGAGGATACCGTGCTGATCCTCGGTGCAGGGCCGACCGGCATCTGCACGCTGCTGTGCGTCATGCTGCACAGCCCCAAGCGCATCATCGTCTGTGAAAAGGACGCAAGCCGCCTGCAGTTCATCCGTCGGCACTACCCGCAGGTGCTTACCGTGCAGCCGGAGGACTGCGCCGCCTTTGTGCGTGCCCACAGCGACCACGGCGGGGCCGATGTGGTGCTGGAGGTGGCAGGGGCAGACTCCACCTTCCGGCTGGCATGGGAGTGTGCACGGCCCAACGCCGTTGTGACGGTGGTGGCGCTGTACGATAAGGCACAGACCCTGCCGCTGCCGGAGATGTACGGCAAAAACCTTACCTTCAAGACCGGCGGCGTGGACGGCTGCGATTGTGAAGAAACGCTGCGTCTCATCGCAGAAGGCAAGATCGATACCGAACCGCTCATCACCCACACCTACCCCCTGCGCCGAATCGCAGAGGGCTACGAGCTGTTTGAAAAGAAACGGGACGGCGTGATCAAGGTGGCAGTGGAGTGCTGACGGTCTGCGCCGAGGCACAACGCACATAAAGTGGCCCCGGAGAGCTGTAACAATAAAACAATCCCATTTTATGAGCGATATGGCTTTCAACAATATGATAATTACTCTGCAATGGTGCGGAAGCACTTTTTGTGAGTTGGTATGATGGATCGATTTGCAGCTAGAGGCAGCCGGACCCGGAGAACGGGCCGCCTTGCCACTCGGCAAAAATACGCCACATCAGGTGGGAGCTAGTAGGACCGGACAGGCCTCGAAAACCCTCAAGGCTAAAAGAAAGAGGTGAATGCCTGTTGAAAAGGGCAGGATTCCTGTATGAAAAGCTCCTCGACAGAGAGCTTATCAGGGACGCCATCATAAAGGCATCACGGAAAAAGCGTCGCCGGAGGTCGGTTAGACGCATCCTGAATAATATCGACCATTACGTCGATGAACTCTACACCATGATTGCGAACGAGAGCTTTACGCCCTCACCGTACCGGAGATTCCAAATCAAGGACGGCGCGACGCAAAAGGTGAGAGAAATTTGTTGCCCGAAATTCTACCCCGACCAAATCGTCCACTGGATGATGATACTCGTTCTCGAACCCGTGTTTATGCGCGGGATGTGCGAAACGAACTGCGGCAGCGTCCCCGGGCGCGGCGCGCACTACGGAAAGAAGCACATTGAGAAGTGGTACAAGCTGGACAGGAAGAACACAAAATATTGCGCAAAGCTCGACATCCGAAAATTCTACCCATCGTCTAAGGCCCCGGCCGTTACGCAGGAACTGCGGCACGTTACGAGAACGTCAAGAACCAGATTCACTAAGGACGCCCCAGCAGCTACCACATAACAGCACGAGCCTCCCGGTATTCCTCACGCAAGAGGGCCGGGAGGCTCTTTTTTTATTGCCGTTTTTTTGCAATATCTTCCCCGGAAACGCGCTTAAAACGGCATTTCCGGCGCGGTTATTCTCGTAAAAAGACATTTTCGGAGCAGAAATGCACTTTTTGATACATTTTCTATCATTTCCGTGGATAACCGGCGAAAAACGGAGCGGAAAAACCGGAACGACCCGAAAAGTGGAAAACTGGGTGGGAAAAGTTGATAAAAGGGTCACGAGAAGCAGCGCACACCATTGTCCCAAAATCCCACGAAAAACAGAATAACCGGAGCGGAAATACCGTTTTGAGCACATATCCGCGCGGATATACACTGAAAACAGCATTTCCGGGTATTTCCGGCGAAACAATCGACAAAGTAGAGTAAAGAAGAGTAGAGTAGAGGATATATTATATTCAGCGATTTGGCAATCGCTGGCGCGAAAGCCGTTGCCATTGCCCCTTTTAGGTGCTATCATAAGAGCACGACTACCAACACAGGACAGGAGGACAACAGTTATGGGTAACACAACTGCGTCCCTCACCCACGAACAACTGTTCGGGGGGGAAAAAACAAGTAGCGGCGCGCGATTCGTAGACCCGGCCAGCATCCCGGTAGACGAGGTGAGGGAAAGGCTGAAACGGCAGTGCGCATACAAGCCGATGCACGAAATCAATTTTATCATAAGCAAGGATTCAAAGATTGCCTGTTTTTGGGAAAAGAGATTTTACATCACGGATGATTCGTTTACCCCGGAGCTTGTGTACGAAACAGAATCGTTTGCAAACGCGGTTTCCCTCTCGGACAGCTCGAAGTATGCAATTTTCCAGACGGCCTACAATGCCAAGAACGACGAGGACAGCGGAGCGTTTGCCATCATCGACGTAGAAAAGCGCGAGGTCATCAACAAGGGCGCAATCGAGACCGGCTGGAAAGGCATGACGCACCTGTACATAGACGAGGACAAAAAGTGCTTTTGGGTCTACTACGGCAACGAGCGCGTGAAGTATGGCTTTGACCTCTCCCCGGATGCCAAGACGTTGGAACAGTACGAGGAAAAGGCGGAGCTGTCACCCTACTACTTGCTCGAAAAGGCTCAGTCGTGCATTGACGAGCTGAAAGAAACCTACACGGAGCAGGCGGAGCGAAAAGCGGTAGGGTATTTGAGCCGGTCGGCCAGCGACCCCAAGATGTCCACATACCAGCTCTCCAACGCCTATAAAGAGCTCGGCCAGATATACGACCAGAACGAGCTCAAGCAGAAAGCTCTCGATGCCTACCGGGAGGGACTGCGCCTCAACCCCGCATTGTCAGTGAAAAAGCGTATCAAGCAGCTCGAGAAAGAGCTGAACGCATAAAATGACCCGGCAAGTGGCGAAAGCCTCCTGCGGAGACCCACAAAGCGTCGCAATGGTCAGGCGGCAAACTTTACGGCCGGACCACAAAAGCCCGAAATCGAGGCCCCGGAGCCGTGCTCGTGGCGTTCTACGGCTCAACGCAGGAGAAAGCGTCCCGAAAACATTCCAGCAAATTGCCAGCAAGTTAAAATCAGCCTGCGGGAGACGGCCCACAGGGAGGTGATGGAGAGGGCTATACGGGGACCACGAACAGCCCTCCCGTCACTCTGGCTGCTCCAAAATACCCGCAGCGGGAAGAACCGCGCGGCGCAAATCATGTATGCGCAGCGGCAGCTCAACCTCTGGCGGGCATAGGAGGCAAGCATGGAACAGTCTATTTATGAGCTCTACATGGAGCAGGTCAACCCGCAGGACACCCGCGAAATCATGCAGGCAGAGGACACGCTCACCGCGCTGCTCAAGCTGGTGGATAACCGCGAATTGCGCGACGCCATTGACCGCGCAGCAGGCCGCGTTGCCTACCTCCGAGAAGCAGCGGCATTTGAGGCCGGTTACGGCTTTATGCCCGAATAACAAAAAGGGAGGCCCGGCACAACGCCGGGCCTCCTGATTCATTATAGCCCAAGATAATCCTCAATGCTCATGCCAAGCGCAGCGGCGACGGCGTGAATCTGGTAGACGTCACGCGGAACGCGGCGACCGGCCTCCCAGTCCTCAAGCGTCCGCAGCGAGACGCCGGAGAGCTGCGCCAACCGGGTGCGGTTCAGCCCGCGAGACTCTCGCAGGTAGATTATGCGAGCTGTAAGTGGCATAGACACCATCTTGAAATCCTCCCTTGATTCTGATATTATAAAAATGCCGGAGGAGTGAGGCGTTGCAAGCCGTTTTCTCACTCCCCCAGCGTTTCAGAACTCAGGCCGCCGTCATCGGCCTTTGTTCTTCATCGGAGAGCCCTGCTTACTTGTTGAGCAGGGCTTTTACTTTTTCCATGGCCTCCTCGAGCGTTTTACTGTTACGCATAAGCTCGAGAATTTCACGGGTCCGGTTCTCCTTTGCCTCGTCGCGAAGCACCTCGGCGGTATTCATTTCGTCGTCCATGTCGTTTCCTTTCTGGCCTTGCCACCTTACTCATTGAGGAGCGACCCCCTCAACTGACTATATTATACCACGCGAGCGCGTGGAAAGCAAGAGCAAAATGGCAAATTGTTGAAATATTTTTGCGTACCTGTGAAAGATTTACTGCTCGATGTACCGGAAGAGAAAACCGCCAGCGTGGGGTAACTTTCCCTTGCACACCTTTCCAATAGCACTGTCATCCAGACCGGTAGCACGGGCGGCAGCAGCGATACTCGGATACTCATGGATGACCTGATTTGTCTTGCGGTCAATCTGGCAGACCGGAGCAAGCGTTGAGCCGTGATAGGCCCGGACGCTCCGGCCGTAGCCGTCGCCCGGTTCGGGAGCCGTCTTGCCGTTCCACTTCGCGCCAGATGCAAGACCGCCAAAAAGAAAGCCCTGCATCTCATAGGCACGGGACAGACGCCCCAGCAGCGTGTCGAGCTGGTCGCGCTGGTTCCGGTCGAGAGACTTGAGGAACGTGTCAATCTCCTTTTCGGCCTCCACGACCTCCTGAATCCCAACGTGCAAAACGTCGTTTTGCTCATACTTCTCATACAACGTCCGATAGACAGCAGCCACGGTACAGGCCTCCTTACATCCCGGCTATAACATCGGCGAGCTCCTCGGGAGAAGCATTCACCCAATCTTCGAGCTCTTTCTTTGTCTCCTCGTAATCTTCCAGCACGACGGCAGCAGCCTCATTCTGCCCGTCGATTGCCCGCCCGGAGGACAGGTCATCCGCAGCGACAAGGCGCAGGATGGTGACGGCGCGCCGGAGGCTCATTTTCTTTCTTCCCATTCTGCGGACACCTCCCCGTCCTTGTAAAAGAGCTTTGCACGACGCAGGCGAAACGCCTCAAGAATAAGATTAAAAGCCGTGTCGCAGGTGGCGTAGACCATCTCGAAACCCGGCATCCCAAACAGACCGGCGTTGTAGAAGTTGGCAGCCAGCTCGACAATGATGCGCTCGTTCTGGCTCAACTGGAACGCCTCCTTTACAATGTGGCAGTCAGCATGATTGTTGTGGATGAGGAAACCGGGAAAATTCTGCTCATCCAGCAGTACGGCAAGCCCTCTTATATTCTGGTGGCTGGATATGTGAACCGCGGTGAGGCAGAAGAACACGCCGTGGTGCGGGAAGTCCGGGAAGAAACCGGGTTGGAAGTAGAACACCTCCGGTTCAACCGTACTAAGTTTTTTGAGCCGTCCAACACGCTGATGTGCAACTTTACGGCTTTCGTCAGAACCGCAAAGGCGCTGCATATCAACCACGAAGTGGACCGCTGCAAGTGGTTCACCCCACAGGAAGCCAGAGAAAACATCCGTCCCAACAGCCTTGCAGCGGAATTTTTGAATGCGTATCTGGACGAAGTGGGGAATAAGCCGATGGAGATGTGATTCGTGGCTGTACCACGGGAATTTTGACGGAGAGTATGGAAAAAAGTTGGTTCGGCCTGTTTCGGTTGACCTTTTTATAAAGAATCGATATATTGATACTATAGTCCTGCAAGGACAACTAAAGTGCGCCTATGAGGCCGACGCGAAATCGGAGGATTCTTGTTAAACTTACTATACTATACCATTGCAAAAAAGAAGTGAGCACGATATAATATGGATAAGAAAGCAAAAGTTACCGCAATGGTGTGAAAATAGATTTTGGCTGTTTCCATAAGGAGTAGATCGAGAGGTGTTATCCTCAGTGGCTGAAAGCGCAGATGTGTGATGCTTGCAGCAAGCTATTTGTATAAGCCGAAAGGCCGCAGAAATGCGGCTTTTCCTAAATGCATGAAATTAGCCGAGCCTAACTTGTAAATGTGCACGTGCTGGTTAGATGAAACTAACTATAAAAGGAGAGACAGCAATGCGAGAACACAAGAATTTCTGGGACAGAAATGCAGGTCTGTATGACTGCTTTATGCGAAAAGACAGGGCAGTATACGAGAAAATGTATGAGCTGATCCGTCCGGTCGTGAAAGACAAAACAGTGCTGGAGGTGGCTACCGGAACGGGACTGATCGCCAAGCACATCGTAAAAGCAGCGGCACACATCGAGGCGACGGATGCCTCTCCGGAAATGATTGC